AACGAGGCCAAGTTCATCGTCCCAGTCTCTTGTACAGCCTCTGCCGCGGTGACTCAGTCTGAGAATCTCAAAGCTGAGCTGGTCTCCAACGTGGACTTAACTCAGATCTTTGGTTCTCAGAAGTCCGAAAAATGGTCACGTGAGGAGTGGGAAACTGTTAACGGTGTCAAGATCTTTCCTCGTGGAGCTGGACAGCAAATCCGTGGGATGTTGCACAAGAACTCGCGTCCTGATCTCTTCATCATTGACGACCTTGAGGACTCCGAAAGCGTGCTCAATGCGGAGTCGAGGAAAAAGCTTTGGACATGGTTCCACTCGGACCTTCTCGGCGCTGTGGACCTTGGGTCGAAGGATTGGCAAGTTATAATGATCGGAACTGTTCTCCATGAAGATTCCTTGCTTAACAACTTGCTTGAAGATCCTGAATGGGACTCGATTCGGCTTTCTCTCTGCAACGACGAGTACGAGAGCAACTGGCCCGAGTTTGTTTCGAACGAAGAAGTGCGCGAACTTGCAGAAAGCTTCAAAAAGAATGGCGACCTTGACATTTTTTATCGCGAGTACCGTAACATCCCCATCTCGACGGAGGATAGTATCTTTTCCTCTAAGCACTTCCTCTACTATGAGGAAACGAGTGAGGAGTTTCAAAAGAGCCTCAAGGATGGCAAGATCGAATCCGTCATCCTTGTCGACCCGGCCAAGACTATCAAGATGACTTCCGACGAGTCCGCTATCGTGGGCTGTGGCGTGGACGCTGCGGCGAATAAGATCTACGTCCGAGACATTGTTGCGGGCAAGTTTATGCCTGATGAGATATACACCCACACCTTTGACATGGCCAAGCGGTTGAACGCTCTTGTAATCGGCATTGAAGTCACCTCGCTCAACGAGTTCATCATGTTCCCGCTCCAGAACGAGTTGATGCGTCGTGGTCTTGGGTACCTCCAGATAGTAGAACTCAAAGCTAGGGACAAGAAAGAACAACGAATCAAGTGTCTCGCTCCGTTCTACCGCCAAGGGCTGATTTTTCACAACAGTCGCATCACAATGCAGCTGGAAGAACAACTTCTCTCCTTCCCTCGTGCTCGGCGCTTCGACGTGATGGACGCTTTCGCTTACATCATCCCGATGATGGAGGAAGGAAGCAAATACTTTTATCAGTACCAAAACACTGAGACCTACGAAGACATTGAGAAAGAGTATGCGAAACTGGAAGACTCTTACTCTGCGCCACTTAAAAACTGGGAGCTTATCTGATGGAAGATAAAGAGTTCAACAAGCCGCTTCACGACGCAAACTACCACTACTCGTACAAAGGTGACCAGAACTGGAAACCTGGAAGCGAATTGCACAAACGAATCCTTGCGATGCTTCTTGAGCGTGCGCAGGCGGGACACTCTGTAGTGTCCAAGCGGTATTCAACCTGGCGCTCACTTGACCGAATCTTGACTTCTTACGTCTCCTTGAGCGAAGAGGAAAAGAAACTGAAAGCTGCGGACTACAAGGCCCCTGTTTCTATTGTCGTTCCAGTTTCGATGGCCGTTTTGGATACTCTTCTGACTTACATGACTGCTAGCTTTCTGAACGATCCGCTTTTCCGCTACGAACCTGTTGGGCCTGAAGACGTCGAAGGAGCTGCCCTCCTGGAACTTCACATCAACCTTCAGATGATCCGGACTAAAGCTGCGGTCAACTTGCGCACGGCGTACAGAGATTCCTTCGTCTACGGTATGGGTCTCTGCACACCGATATGGGTAGAGAAGCTTGGACGTGTTCTTCGTGACAGCACAGACATCACCCCGATAGGGGCCTCGAAATACGTTCACGGCACGATGTTTCAGGGACACGAGATTCACAACATCGACCCTTATTCGTTCATCCCAGACCCGAACGTGCCGACTAACGAAATCCAGCGGGGTGAGTTCATAGGGTGGGTTCGGCGAGAGAATCGGATGGAACTTCTCGCACGTGAGAAAGGTTCAGAAGGTTCCCTTTTCAACGCTCGGTACCTTAAGCACACGAATGGCTACAGCTTGGTCCACGTCGAAGACAGTGGCATCCGTGAGCATGGGCCAATGAATGACTTCACCAATCGGCTTGACACTTTGAGTGTCACTAATCCGGTAGACGTGATTTATCTTTACGTTAATCTGATCCCTGAAGAGTGGGGTCTTGGTTCCGGTGCGTACCCCGAGAAGTGGATCTTCGCTGTGGCTGGAGACGAAATCATCATCCAGGCTGAAAAGCTTGGCTTCAACCATGATATGTTTCCTGTGTCTGTAGCATGTCCAGACACTGATGGCCGCTCCGTCTGTCCGATCAGCCGGCTTGAGCTGACCTACGGAGCTCAAGAACTCGTTGACTTCTTTGTCAACTCTCACGTGATGAATGCTCGCAAGGCCGTTAACGACATGTTCGTAGTCGATCCGAAGCGTGTCAACATGTTTGACGTCCAAAACCCTTCGGCGGGCAAAGTTATCCGCCTCCGTGAAGCGGCCTGGGGTACTTCGGTCAAAGACGCTATAATGCAATTCCCAGTCAACGACGTGACTCGTCAGCACATGACTGACATGACTTCAATCTTCGACGTAATCCAACGCGTGACTGGTGCCTCCGACATTCTGCAAGGAGTCCAGAGGAAGACGTCGGCCCGAGTTACGGCAACTGAAAGTCGTGGAGTTCAGAACTCTGCCGCCAGCAGACTGGCTCAGCTTGCTCGTATGATTGGGATACAGTTTCACCAAGACCTTGGTTACCTGATCGCTTCGCAGACACAACAGTTGGCAAACGAAGCCGTGTTTACGCGGGTCGTGGGGAGACACGCCGAGAATCTGCGCAAAGAGTACGGGAACGAGAATTACTTGAGCATCGACCCAGACTCGCTTGCCGTGGACTTCGACGTGATCCCACCTGATGGGACTATTCCGGGGCAAGAAGACTCTCAGGCTTGGATTATGATCTTCCAGACTCTGATGAGTAATCCAGAGATGGCTCAGGTTCTCGGCTTGGACATTCCACGAGTCTTCAAACACATGGCTAAGCAGCTCGGGGCAAAGAACTTCGAGGAGTTCGTAAACGAACAAGCACAGCAACCCGCACAGCCGGCTCAGATGCCTATGGAACAGATCCAAGCCCAGTCTCAGGCTGGAAACATTGTACCACTTCAGGAGTACCAAAATGCAATGCAATAGGGAGTTCGAGTTCACAACTCAAGACATCAAAGACTACAAAAGTAATCCAATCTCGGAGCACATCCGAGAGTTCATCAAAGGACAGATCGAGCTTCGTTCGCTTCTGCTCCGGACCTGTACGTTAGACGAGATCGAAGCCACACGTGGGCAGCTAGACGGCCTGGAGATTGTCCAGAGCTTTCTCAGCGTCGTACAAAATATAATGGAAGAGGAGGGAGTACGTTATGAGTGAGGAACTAGAAAATGAGGCCGAAGATGAAGCTGCGGCACAACGGGAAGCTTTGATCAACGAGATCAATGAGTTTGATGATCTTCCAGAGTTTGCAGGCTTGGTGGGTCGAATATACGAAGACGATGACTCTTCTCTCGATCTTGCGTCCGGGACGGTCGGTAACACCTCCAGTGATGAACCGCCGACAAACGAGGACGAAGAGTTGGGAGAAGAGTCAGAAGCAGAGCCGAAGGCTGAGGATGAAGCCGAAGCCGCTGCTGAAGCCCCTGCTGACGAGATTACCCAACTACGCGAACAGAACCAAATATTGATGGAGCAAATCAAAGCGATCTCGGACAAGGTCAACGGCTTGAGAAAGGCCGAACCAGCGCGAGAGACTGATCTTTCTCTTCCCATCGCTTTCGTCAACGAAGAGAGTTTCTCAATCGCTTTGGAAAGCCCAGAGAACTTCAACGCCGTGCTTAATCAGACCTCAGCTGCGACGATTGAACGTCTTTTTAAAATCCTGCCTGCGGCCATCGACAACATTGTGGCCACCCAGGTAAACAACCACAAGACTGTGGATCGCTTTTATGATGAAAACCCTGACTTTATCCCCATCGCCTCGTATGTCGGCCAAGTAAGTGAAGAAATCGCTGACCCGGCGAAAACGCTTGCAGAGAACCTGAAAGCCACAGCGGCTGAGGTTCGGAGAAGACTTAATCTCACAAAGGGAGGAAAGGTACCAGCTGTACCCGTGTACGGCCAGACGACTCAAACGACACAAGCCAAAACGACTCGACCTTCCACGAAGTCGGCTCGGCCTGTCACAGCTCCAGCACGATCCAGTAGGATCGGAATACCGGCTACTAAGGCCGAAATGAGTGACTTTGATAAGATCACTCCAGACCTCTTGTAAAGGAAAAAACTATGTTTCAATTTGTTCAGAATGCTACAAGTCTTGCCCTGGGTAATGTTGTTGTGTACATGGCTGACACGGCTACGCGTACAGACGCTGAGATTGCCGCCGGGTACGTGGCGGGATCAGCTTACACGATGAAGCCCTACGAGCGGGTTCTCATTCGTCCGGTGTGTGGGACAGATGTTACTGTGACACTTCCGCGTCCAGAGCTTTGCATGAACCAGTGCATCAGTATCCATACTGGGGACTCAAGTTCAAACGAACTGACAGTTGTTGATCCGTCCAGCTCTATGGCTAACTCTGTCTTGGACGCCTCAACGTATTCTCGCCGACTGTTTTACTCTGACGGAGTTGGTTGGTTTGCGATAGCTACGGCCTAAGTTTCGGTTGGTCCTCTTAGTAAATTAAATTTACCAAGGTGTGCGAATGGAAAAGTTTTTCACATCCCTACTTGTTGTGGCGGTCCTTGGTTGGTCCGCCACATCTTCCTTTGCTCAGTTGTGGCCAACTTATCCCACGCCAGAGCCTTTTGCCACTCCAACACCTGGGCCTTCAGAGACTCCAGAACCTGTCTTGATGGGTTTTCTTGAGCCTGATTGTCTGGACTTTGCCCATTGGAAATTCAATGACTTCTCCTCTACCCTTGTTGTTACCGACTCAGTCAGCCGCACAACTGGGACTCTTGTCGGAGAAATCAACACAAGACGAGTCTCGCTCGAAAACAGAGAAAAACAAGGTCTTGGCCGGTTCTTCACTCTTGACGGTGTGAATGACTATGTCCTTTTGCTTAACGATCTTTCTACAGTATGGCTCCCGGAGTCCTTTACCTTCTCCACATGGATCAAGACTCGATACCACGGAGTCCTTTTCGGTCAGTTCTGGCCTGCTGACGAGAGCAGGCTTTCTTACCTTTTCTCCATTGACTCTGATGGATACTTCGTCGTGATGGTTAGGACCGAAGACGGACTCGTTTCGAATAGGTCTAATACGAAAGTTAACGATAACTTGTGGAACTTCGTTACTCTGACCTTCTCTGGGGGTGTGTACAATCTTTACATAAACAACGTTCTTGATTCGACCTTTTCTGGGAGCTTTCCTGAAGCTCGTTTGAACCGGTTAGTTTTCTTCTCCTCTCTTGTTCGTGACTCGAGAACTTATTTCGGCCAGATTGATTCGACCAGAGTACATAACTACGCACTTACACCAGCCCAAGTCGCTCTCTACTGGAACAATGGAGAAGGGACAGAAGACTGTTTTGATCTTGAGTACCATCAACAAGTTGGCATCCTGTTTTATCGTCAGAACTCAGAATACCTCAAAGCTTCAATCATGGCCGAGCCTGCGGAGGGAGTTCTTACTGCTGAGTCAGCAGTTACCACAGGCTCGGTTCCGGTACAGATTTACCAATCCGTCTCGGCTTACAATACTCTCTACACAATGATACAGGGGAAAGCAACAGACAGACTTCCTTCTTATCCTCCGTTTATCCAGGAGATAGGTTTTGCGGAAGACGCAGGAAGTACTATTACTACGACTACTTTAGCCTTGGAGGATGCGGTATGGAAACTTCAATAAGAAAGATTATAGGAATTATTCTCTTCCTGTTTGCAGTTTCTACTGCATCAGCTACAACGTATACGATTACTAATCTTACTGAACTACAGAACGTAAATAATGATCTAGCAGGAAACTATCTCCTTGCCAACGACATTGACTCCTCTGCGACAAGCGGATGGAATTCTGGCGCTGGATTCCTCCCGATTGGCCAAGCAGAGAGGTTCACCGGGACTTTCGATGGCCAAGGTCATGTGATTTCTAACTTGTTCATCAACCGTCCATTGACGAACTACAACGGGCTTTTTGGCTACACGTATGGTTCCGGCTCGTTTGTCCGAAATGTTGGGATTGTGGATGCTACAATCACCGGCCAAGGGAACACGGGTCCAGTTGTCGGATACGCTTACGGATCGTCCGTGCTTAGATGTTTTGCCTCTGGCTGTGTTGTCACAGGAACTGATGCCGTAGGAGGCTGTATTGGATATGCTTACAATAATGCTACTGTTCGCGACTGTTACGCCGTGGCAGAAGTACATAAGTCTTCTGGAACATCTGCGAATATTGCTACTTTTCTAGGACGTAACTACAGAAGCTCCGTTTCGAAGTGCTATGGAGTCGGAGAAGTTTTCTATGATATTCTGGCCGAGCCAACGAATAAAGGTTTTTATGGGGCCTTTTCAACTGGCGGTATCTTTTACATGGCTTATAACTACTGGGATTCTGATGTCTCGAATCAGACGACTGGGCCAGAGGACAACTCTACAGGCACAACAACTGTGAACATGCGCAAGCAAAACACGTTCCAGACTTGGGACTTTTCGACCGTCTGGGCCATTGTGGAAGACACGTCCTATCCGACTTTGCGTGTCTTTGACGCTCCGGTCCCGACTCCTACGCCAACGCCAACCCCAACTCCGACACCAACACCA